GTTTCTTTATCTAATTCTTTATTTTCTTTTAAATTATCATATATCGACATTAATTTACAAAAATCACTATTTTTAAGTAATTTTCTTTCAAAAAGTCTCATATCAGTTTTAAGAGTTCCTTTAACAAAGGAATCAATTAATTTATTTTCTACTAATGTTTTTATTAATCCGAATCTCATATCTATATTTTTTTATATAAATATCAACCTTTAAGTAGTTTATCCAATTGATTACCCATTTCTCCTAAGGATTCTTGTACTCGACTTAAATCAATAATGTCATCTTCATTCAACATACCCGAATTTTCTAAAATAATATTTAAATTTTCTTTGTTTCTTTCATTGTTTTCAGGTACGGTACCACCTTCTGCTGGTGGTGATGGTGATTCAGGTGGTGCCGGTGATTCTCCTCCCATATCTCCCATTCCTCCTAAATCAGATGGTGCTCCTAATCCTCCTCCTGTATCAGTTGACCCTCCTTCAGTAGGTGTTCCGGCTGGTTCACCTTCTTTTTTACCATATAACTTGTCTAAGTTATCGAATATACCTGTATGAGTAATTACTTCTGCAGTTTTCTTAAGTTCTTCACCAACGGCTCTTTCAATACGTTGTTGTTGTAAATCAAGTTTAATCTCATCATCAGAAAATCCTAAAATATGTTTTTTTGCCCATGACATAGACACTGCCGCAACACCACTACCTGGGTCAGCAACCATATCTTTATACAATAGGATTTTTTCTTTCCAAACATCAATTTTCATCAAATCAGCTTGAGTTGATGGATTTGTTAAACTTAAGTTAAAGTTTGATATCTCATCTTCAAAACCTAAAATGAATAAATGTATGATTGCAATTTTATTTAATTCAGAAATCATATTCTTTTGAATACGATTGATAGTACGAGCAAAACGAATATCTTGTAATGATAAGTTTTTACCGTCACCAACAGTTTCTTCAAACCCTAAAAACGCTTTAGGAACACGAAGAGCTGTTAACAATTTCTTTTGGATATACTCGATGTCGGCAATCTCAGATAAGTTTTGAGCTCCCGGTAATGTCTCTATTGGTGACGCTTGCGCAGTATCTCTAACAGGAACAAAATAATCTTGGTCAACTGCCATCTGATTAAATCTCATATCCACATTACCTGTCTTATGGTCAACCGTTTGACTTCTCTTAAACTTATTAGCAAATCTTTGGATATATGGTTCAACATCTGCATCATCCATATTACCAACAAATACTTTAAATACACGTCTTTCAGGTGCTCTTGATGTTCTGTAAATTAACATAGCGTCTTCAGATAACAATAATTGTTTCCAAATACGACGAGCCTTTTCTAACATAGAAGTACCATAAGGAAGTCTTCTATCATCACCAAGTAATCTAAAGTGAGCGACTTCCCATGTATTAAACTCCAAATCCTTTTGTTTCCATTTAAATTTTAAATGTTTCTTCTCAGGATTGGTTGTTGAATCTGTTGAGTGAGCACCCATACTAGCTTCTAATCGTTCAATCTCAATGACTGGTAATTGCATACATCCTATAATACCTTTTTCAGGGTCTAATTTAAGATATACAAAATTATCACCGTACTTACATGTGTTTCTTATCCACATAGGTAAGTTGGTATTAATATCTAAAGCATTATTAAACAAATCACCTAAAATTGATTTAATTCTTGATGACTCAGAATAAATTTGTAACATGTAACCATCCTGATTAATTGTTGTCGACTCTTCTGCATAAATGTCTAAAGCCGCACCAATTTCAGGAGTAAATTCCATTGACTCGTAGTCATAAAAAGACGCTAAACGAGTTGGTTCATAGTAAACCGCCTGCGTGTATAGATTATTTTCAATCCTACCCCATTGATTTGCTAAATAATATGTTTGTTGAGCCTGAAGTTTTTCTCTGTCAAATTCAGACTTAGAGGTAGTTTTTAATAATTCACTCTTATCATATTTGTACGTAGGATAATCCTGACCCAAAAGAGAATTGGGTCCAAATGTTTGGGATAACCGTTGCCATACCGTTAGTTTATTTTCACTCATACTAAAATATAAATACTTTTAAATTAAATTAAAGTTTAATCAAAACATGATGGACACATAGAATGGTTTTTAATATCCAAATCTAGTTTTATATAATGCGTGTTGTGCCTGTATCTCAGCCAATGATAATTCACCATCCCAAACTTTAACAAAACCAACATCACCAGTTACAGGTTCACTACTTGTTGTGGAGTTTACAAATCTACCAAATAATCTTAACCCGTTAAATCCACCATTTGATGCTCCTGTTCCATTTGTTCCTGAAGGGGCTGTGTTAGTAGCAATATAAGATTTAGTACTATTAGAACCGTTCCAAGTAAACCATATAAAATGCCAATTTGTATCTGCCACAGTTGAACTAGACCCAATAAAACTTCCACCAAAGGCAATATCCATTTTTTGAGTACCTGAGCCCCATAGTCCCATTAAGAAATCAGGACTTGCTGAGTTAGCGTTTAATAATCTACCAATAGTTCCATTATCCCATTTATAAGCCATAAATACTGTAAATGGTTGTGAACCACTTGCATAGTTTGGTCCACCGTAAAACATATCGGAAGTATTAGATGTTGATTTTCTAAATACTCCACCATTAGCCGAGTTCCACGCCATACTACTATTAACATTAGTCATTGTAATAGTATACGCACCTGTTCCAGCAACTGTTGAGCCATTAATTGGCATATTTGAGTAGTTTGCACCATCTAAATCATAAACTAACGATGGTAGTCTTGTAGGTGTTGGTGTAGTAGTTTTAGTAGGGGTGATTGTTGGAGTTACAGTTTTAGTTGGTGTAATTGAAAGTGTTGGTGTTTGAGTTTTAGTTACTGAAGGTGTTGGAGTCTTGGTTTGAGTCGGAGTTATTGAAGGTGTTGGAGTTGGGGTAGGTGTGGGACATGGGTACGCCGAATTACATGCGGTACAATCACCAGTAAACGTAGATTGATACACCAATGTTGCAACATCAACATCAGGTGGTCCAACAGTGTAACATAAATTATTTGTTGCAACAATTATATCACCAACCTTTAAATTAGGTGGTAGATAACCTTTACCATTAGCTTCACCACAACATGATACCAACCTTCTAAACGTCCAAGATGTTGGTGTAATAGTATTGGTTGGTGTTTGAGTATTAGTTTGTGTTTGTGTTTGAGTATTGGTTGGTGTTGGAGTCTTAGTTTGAGTTGGTGTAATAGTATTAGTAGGAGTTTGAGTATTAGTAGGCGTATTAGTTGGAGTTATTGATGGTGTAGGTGTGGGTGTTGGTTGACTAGTCGGTGTTTGAGTCGGTGTTAACGCAGGACCTGGACCATCATTTGATGTTTTAAAAATATTATTAAAACCATTACTTTTATTTCTTAAAACACCAGAATTACCCTGACCATCGACAACCAGTCTTGAACCTGTGAATAAATTACCCGATTTTTTTCTATTTGATGCTCCCATATAATATTATCTTCGTCCCCCGAATAACCATAAATAGTTTTCGTAGTCACTTTTAGTTGCTTCTCGTTTAAAGTTTTCTTGTTGTTGTGGCATTACCGGGTCCATGAATTGTCTTCTGTTAAATTCATTTGTATTAACAGTCCACGAATCAATCATCGCCTTTGTTTGATTTGTTACCTTATTAAGTGATGTAAATGATGTTTCTCCAACATAAAGAGCCATGGCAACAGACATAATTAAATCATCATGTTGTCCCTTTTGGTGGTCAGGTCTCCCATTTACATAAATAAATGTATTCATTTCATTTAATAACCTACTTGAATTTATTCTAAACCCATGTCTTAAATATTCTTCAAATGTTGCAATGATTTGAACCCGTTTAGCATTAAAGTTAATTCCTGGTATTTTTTCTGTAGCCTTTGGGTCGTATTGCCACTTATTTGAGATATCAACTCCATCAACATATACATTCCGATACCCCAACTCTCTCAATCGTAAAGATGTTGTAACACCCATACCACCAGTAATATCCACAACAATAAAAGCATTATACATATTACCCCATTTATAACATATTTCAGCCAAAGTATCAGGAGGAAGTTTACCAACATACTCAGCAACCTGTTCTCTTGTATCAAAATCAACAATTTGAAATGTTGAGAAGTCTTCACTATCACCACGAGATACGTCAACACCCATAATATATTTTTTACCTATTTCAGGTTCTTTCCAAATCCATAGTCC